AGAGCACCACCCACACCAATAGCAAAATATTCACCATTGTAGTTCGTACCCCAGCGAGATGCTGATTTAGAGTCAGCCTGAAGTGAAACATCAGGGAAGATGTCTTTATAAGAGTCCGAACCCACCAAATTTCTGACGCGACGGCCGAAGTTAACCGCAAGGTCCGCAGTGTGAGACGCCATAATAACTTTCTTAGCTGGATGCTTACCCAGAAACCAAGCCGGGGCGAGGTAGGATATAAGTTCTGACTTACCATGTCGAGGCGCAATGTTAACAATAACACGCTTCCTTTTACCTTCAGCGATTTCTTCAAACAACTTAGCCAATTTAGCATGATGTGCTCCTACTTTGTAGTCTGGGTAGACATGTCGGATAAACTCAAGAAAAGTTTTACCCCCCGCTTGCTTCACTAGTTCTTGTTTATACTGTGTTAATAGTCTTAGATTGTGTTGTCTTTGAGATTCAGACATGGTAGGTAGAGCTTTTTCTAAAATAGCAAGGTCTTTTTGACTAATCATCGTCATCCTCCACTATTTCCCCTTGTATGACCTTACCTTTTAGCTCTTCAATAGTGCGTTTTAGCTCTTCTTCTAACTCTTTACCACTTTTTGTAATGTGTGTGACCTCTGTTTTCTTCTTAAACGCATCAACACCATCAATTTCCCCTATTTTTGACCACGCAGATATGCGTTCTCGTGCATTTTTAGCTGTAGCTGCCTCTTGTAACAACCCATTTACCACAGATAACTTAATATCAGCTAAATCTTTAGCGACCATATGGCTAGTTTGATTAACTAACCCTGCTAAATAAGCTATTGTTTCGTTCGGATATGTACCATAGTCGATTTTAGCCTCTCTATTTTCCATGATTTGCTTTGCTACTTGCGTAGCAGTGTCGATTTGTTCACTATTTGGTTCAATAACATCACCTTGTAAATCAGATAGCATCTTTATAGTATGCGCACGAACTTGAATCTCTTCTTCCACGCTTAATTCAGGCAATGCATCTTTGTAACCGCGAGGCAATGCGATGTTTTCTTCGACCGGAGGTACGTATGGTTCTGTATTTTGTGACATGTGTCGCTGTTTACACCCTGTGATAATTAATTTGCAGCTATATTTAGGGCGATTGTACCCTATAAAAAATCAAGAAACAAGGTGTATGCAAAAAATGCCCAGCAATGAGGTAGCAAAAAGAACATAAAAAGTGATAAGTAGTGTTTCCATTCCCGAATTGTATCGGGTTTTATTCTTCTATGTGGTAGTGAGAATCATTCGCATTGTGTACAAAAGAAAAGCCCCGCGAGGAACGGGGCTAATCTAGTCATTAACATATATAAAGGAGCCCGTATGACCGAGCAATTTCATTATACTCGGTTTTTAAAATTTTTTGCAAAATATTTTTTTGATTGCCTTTTTGTAAAGTAAGGGGGTGGGTTTGTAATTTTGGCTGAGTATTTGTGCAAATCATTGTGTATACGGGAGCATTGGGTCCCATCTGTGTATATTGGGGGGTTGGGGTACGGTGGGTATAGCTTGATACCAGTTATGTCGTCGCGAGCCTCCGCGAACGCATGGTCTCAAAGTCTGAACTCATACCCTAGAAAATTCTAGGGTTATTTGACATAGCATAGCCAAATAGGTATAACTATAAGCGTGGTTAGTAAAGTTTTATTAATCACATTTTTATTAACTATATAGGAGTCATATCATGACTATTAAAAACAATGCAGTATTTAACTCAGTAACATCAATCTTAACAGGCAAGCAGTCAATGCTTGATGGTGCCAAGGCTTTATTGCCCGAGGTGCTTAAGTTCGCGGACCCAACGCTTATAGCTAAGCTTAAAAAATCTAAGCTTACTAAAGACAGTAACGCGGTCATTGATAGTGCTTACTCTAACTTTTCAGATGAATTCGCGTCTGAGATGCGTAACGCTATCAGTGAGTGGCTTGAGTCTAAGTTTGGCGAGCGTGTACCTGTTAAGCTTGAAGCTGGTACAACGTGGGTTCAATGTGATGAATCCAAAGCCGAGAACTATATGACCACTCGCATGGCTTGGGAAATGGATAGCTCAGAGTATCGAGGCCTATCATCCAAGGGTAAGGATGCACCGAAAGACAATGCATCTAAAAAAGAGTGGCTTAGCCCTTGGCGTCTCAAATGGCAGACTAAGCATGACACCGCTAAATCTGATACCAAAAAGGTTGTTAAGGCAGTTTATGCTGAAATGATGACCGAGTCTGGTTCGAGTGTTGAGGTCTTACCATTCAATGCCAGACTAAATAAAGCTTTAGCAGGCTTTATCAAGCTTTACCGTAACGGTGTTAAGAACGGTGACAAGCTTACAGGTAAGAAGGCTGAGCGTGTTGAGTCTCTTATCAACGAGCTTGACAAAGCTTTGAATTCTTAACTCCCCATACCTCGCAGGGTTCACGCTCTGCGAGGTTTTTTTTCGTCCAAATTTTTTGAAACCAGTTCCCGTCGTCGAGAACACGCGAGCACAATCCTAGATTTTTCTAGGGTATCGTCTAAAACATAATCTAATCATGCCTAGCGTAGACCCCGAGTTCAAACCGCACAGCAACCTGAAACCAGTTATGTGTCGTCGCGGACGCCTAGCGCCGAGCGATTCGTTGAGGACGAGTTTTAACCCTAGAATATTCTAGGGTATCGTGTAAGATATAATTTAGCGATGTTTGTGTGAATGGCTGCGTGGCTGTGGTTTCGTTAAAAACTTGTTCCAACGATGTTTCAACCTTGTTCCAGTCGACTGGAACACGCAAGGCTTTGATTTAAAAGAATAAAACACGATTTGTTCCAATGTTCCAAGTATTTTGAGCATATGATGTTGGTTTTAGAAAATTTAGTAATCAAGAGGTTTGATTTCGCGACGTAATAAACAATATCCCACAAAAAATCATATAAAAACTACTGGAACAACTGGAACATACATAATAATAACTAAATAATAAATATAAATACATAGTAAAAACAATAACTTACAGCGTTCCAAACCTCGTGTTCCAGTTCCAATAGTAAAGTTACAAAGCCTAATTTCGTTGGAACAACTGGAACAACCTTATAAATCAAGCACTTACAACGTCTCAGACCTCCTCATACTAGGCTCGTTACCCCCTCTTTAACATCACCAACCCCAGCATCACGCAAATACATCATTTAAGAAAATAACAGACGATACAATTATTAAGCCCCCGCGACACAGACAAACCCCCCAACTACGAAACCATAGAACCCCAACTAAAAAACATAAAGCCTCAACTACGAAAACCTGAACAAAATAAGTCGTACTCACATATAGATTGAATTAGTAAAGTTTGCTATAATATTATTATGGTCAAAGGGTATTTTAAATATCGCAATTCCCTGACCTGAAACCCTAGAATTTTCTAGGGTATTACATTAACTATACAAATAAGGAGAACGACATGTTTGTAGATATGGAAGACATAAGCACCAAACGAGCAAAGCAACGTTGGTTGTGGAAGATTCAATATGAACGTGAGACACGAGGTAAAATCATATTATCTTTTGCATTTGGCTTTGGTATAGGTTTTGCATGTTGCACTATGTTATATGCAATGTTAGAGAGGGTAGCGTAATGGCTACTTGTTTTCGTTGTAGTGATAGTTATGCAGATGAACGCAAAGCTATCGGTTATGATACTTGTATGTCATGCGGTGATGAGAAAGCTAACCTAGTTAAGCACACAATCGCACCTATGCATAAAAGCAACTATATGGTTATCACTAATCTCGTAGACTTACAAGGTTTAAACAATAAAGGGGGTATCATCAAATGAGCCTAAGTAAAGAAGATTTACAAATTGTTAGAGAGAATCGTAAACTGCACAATCGTAACAAAACAAAAGGCGAGGTATGGGAGAGCCAAGAGGAGAGTGCGTTAAAGTATTCTGAGTTTTTAAACAAGGCGGAATATGACGCGTATCTCGAAATGATTAACAACAATCGGTGAAAGGGGGATAGTATTCAAACCGAACTTAAAAAGCTGTGGCGAACTATATGTGTAATTAGTAAAGTTTGCTATAATATTATTATGGTCAGAGATTATTCTGAGCCATGCAACAAACCAAGTCCAGACCCTAGAATTTTCTAGGGTTTGGCATTAACTATATAAGGAGATTGACATGCATTTTGAAACTAATTTGCAACAGCCGAGCCACATCATCAGCCTAGCAACATCAGGTGTGTTGGTATCGGTAGACGTAAATGTTTGGTCAGCAACCAAGCAAGACAGGGTTATCTCATCAGAGGTAACATCATCTAAAAAGGCAGACCCCAATGCGGGTAGGTTCGTTAAGAATCTTCTAGCGAACAATGTCTATCACAAGGACTTAGTCAATTATCGTCAGACTATATATAATTGGCTGAAACGTAGAACGTATCGGTGGAACAATTCTCAGGACTTATTACCAAGTGTTGACATGCCTGATTTCAAGGCGGAATACAATGACCACGAGCAAGAGTTTAATAGACTGCTTGATGACTTTTGTATGAACTATGATTCTATTAAATCAAACATGGCATTTGCACAAGGTGATATGTATAACGCTGAGGACTACCCAAGTGTGGAAGAAGTACGTGCAAAGTTTGGGTGTAAGCTGTACGTATCCGAAGTACCAACGCAAGACTTTAGGTGTCAGGTGGCTAATGACTTAGCCCATGACTTAAAACAATCATATGAGAAACAAACCAAGGAGATAGTTAAAAATGTTCTTCATCAACAAATTGAAAGAATCACAGATGTCATGGAAAGTATCTCACATTGTTGCGGAACACAAGAGATTACTACCAAAGACGGCGAAGTTAAATCAAAGAAACGAAAGATATATGATACAACCATCGAGAAAGCCAAGTCGTTGTGTCGGTCAATCTCGCAATTCGACGTCTTAAATAACGAGGATAGTGCGAAACTAAGAGACGCGTGTCGCCTATTAGATAATGCACTGACAGGTGTATCGATTGACGCATTACGCGAAAGCGATTACACAAGGGAACGAGTTAAGAATGAGGTTGACGATATTCTTAATAAATTCCAATTCTAACCCTAGAATATTCTAGGACTTTATATCAAGGAGAACGATATGCACACAGTAACAATTAAAGAACTACGAAAAGTAATACCTGTCATTGGTGAGAATCTTACACCAATCATACAGTCTGAGCCTGGGTGTGGGAAGACATCTCTACTCAGCATGTTAGAGAAAGACTTAGGTGATAAGTACGACTACATCTACGTCGACTGCCCTGTCAAAGATATGCAAGACATAGCTATGACTATTCCTAACCATGATACTCGCACACTAGAAACTTATGTGGGTTCATTGTTCAAACTAGATTCACCTAAACCGAAAGTGATATTGCTTGACGAGTTTATGAAAGCACCGAAACTACTTCAGGTTATATTCACTAGACTAATGCTAGAGAGATGTGTAGGTGATACACCACTACCCAAAGGCAGTATAGTCTTCGGCACTTCAAACAACCAATCAGACGGAGTAGGCGACAGTATGCTTGCACATGCGGGCAATCGTGTCTGTATCATGCAAATGGCTAAACCTACACCTGATGAATGGCTCGAGTGGGCAGGCAACAATGGAGTTAATGCTTTGATTAGAGCATGGGTTCATATGTTTCCGCGATGTCTACACAGTTATCTTGATGATGGGGAAAAAGATAATCCATACATATTTGACCCCAAGAAAACACAACTGTCTTTTGTATCACCACGTTCATTAGCCAAGTCTTCTGTGATTGTATCGAATAGAGATGTCATAGGTGATAATGCAACAATGGTAGCCCTATCAGGTACTATCGGTGCTAGTGCGAGTGCAGACATGAGTGCGTTCTTATCGTTGGAACGAGAACTACCTAGCTTTAATGAAATACTCAAGAACCCTGACCAAGCACCAATACCAACAGAAATATCAGGTCAGCTTATGCTTATGTTTCAGTCAACAGATAAGATACAAACACAGGAAGACTTATCTCAATTCATGAAGTATGTGAAACGACTACCGAACCACGAAATGCAAGCGGTGTTCTTTACTGTAATTGTTAAGAACGATAAGACTAGACCAATCGCTAGAAACAACCAAGAAATTGCAGATTGGACTAAGCAAAACATAGAACTATTCTAGGAGAATGAACTATGAGTATCACACAGGAAACAAGACTTAAAAAGGCACATGTGTCTTTGATGAGGCATAGTGAGACTGCGTTGTATTCAGGCATTATTATGATGGGCGACAGTCTCGTCGTTGATGATGATATTACTGCATATACTGACGGAGTTAATAAGAAGTATGGACGTAAGTTTATTGAGAACTTGAACGATAGTGAACTGCGTGCATTGATACTACATGAGAACTTACATGTTGCATTGAAACATATTCAGAGGTTTGATAAAGAATTCAAACAAGACGCGAGGCTAACAAATGCGTCAGCAGATTATGTTGTAAATGACATCATTGTAAATCTTGAAGACAAGGCTCATTGTGTTTTACCCAAGGGTGGACTATATGATGAGAAGTATCATAATTGGTCGGTGCGTGAGGTCTACAATGACTTAAAGCAACAACAAGATGAGAACCCCCAATCGACTGATGGACTAGAACCTATGGACGAACATGGTTTCGGTGAGGGTGGTACTGCGAGTATGTCGGCAGAGGAACAACAAGCCTTATCTACCAAGATAGACCAAGCCTTACGTGAGGGTGGCATACTTGCTAGTCGCATGGGAGGTAAGACACCTAAGACTATCTTAGACTTACTCGAACCTAAGGTTGATTGGCGAACTGTCTTGAAAGACTTTCTTACATCAGCTATGCGTGGAACTGATGAGTATACATGGCGTAGATACAACAAGCGTCTTGTCGCTAATGATATTTATATGCCAAGCATGGAAGATGAACAAGTTGGTGAGATTGTGGTAGCCATAGATACATCAGGCTCGATAGGTGATAGGGAACTTACTGAGTTTGCCTCAGAACTGGTTTCAGTCTGTGAGTTGTGTTCCCCTGAAAAAGTCCGTGTGCTTTGGTGGGATACAGAAGTACATGGTGAACAAGTGTTCGATAGTGGAAACTATCAGCAAATAAATCATCTACTCAAACCGCAAGGTGGAGGTGGAACTGACCCCTCCTGCATTTCAAAATATATCGCTAGTGAAAATATTACAGCACAAGCTGTGGTTGTATTTACTGACGGATACTTTTGGGATATGCCTGAGTGGAATATATCAACGGAAACTTTATGGTTGGTAACGGAAAATACTACTCCAAAAATACCAACAGGTAAGGTTATAAAACAAGAACTTAAAGCCTAGAAAATTCTAGGGTAGGAGATGAGATAATGAGCATGCCAAGTAGAGAAGAAGAAAGACATAATTACTTTGTTAACGAACTGCGGTCAAGGTTCACCAATGACGAGATATTAAAGCACTTTGCTGACTTAATGCGACAACGCATGAAAAAAGGTGATGAGGTTATGATAGATTGGGCTTTGGACTATATGATTGAACACATTGACCCAAGTGACGCACTAGATGAAGTTGCTGACGCAATAGGATTTGAGGAGATAGATGTATGAAAACGTATCGAGTTTATATCACGCAATACTGTGAACCAATAGTTGTTCGAGCGAAAGATGAAGATGACGCTAGACATAGAGCAACCGAAGACCACGTTTGGGAAGTAACAGACGTGGATTTTAGAATCGAAGATGATTCAGAACCAACGTGGGAGGAACAAAATGGGCTATCGTAGCGAAGTAGCAATAGGTATAAGAATGCAACCTGACACCACGTCAGGTCAGGATTACTTTGATAAGAAGAAACTTTGGAATACGTTTGTAGCAGAGTGTAAGACAAGACACCCTCTAGCTTTCGACAACAAAGACTTATGTTTTACTATCTTTAACGATAAAAGAATGATGGGTTTCACTCAGTATGAACTAAAGTGGTACCCTGATTTTAAAGATGTTCAAGCGTTTATGGGAGTTATTGATATCGCTAAAGATTATAACGAGCAACACGAGTCAGAGTTGTTTGAAACCGCATACGTTAGAGTTGGGGAAGAATCTGACGATGTAGAAGTTGACTATACAGGTAGTGGGTGGGAGATGTTTCAACCATACTCAGGTATTGGCGGTGAGTTATATGATGAACTTTATGAGGACAAGAAAAATGGACTATGACATAAACGAAATCAAACTACCAATTACACTACGCACGGACAAAGATACAATCGTGCAATTCACATTAGATAGTGGAGTGTTATCGGACGAGACATTATCTATGATATTCAAAGACATTGACAAAGAACTAGAGAGAAAGGGGTATGCGACATGAGAGTGCAAGACGGAGTAAGTTATGGTGATATGTTCTTAGGTGTAGTTATGGGCATATTAATTGGGTGGGGGGTAACATATTTGTGGCAAGAATTAGAACCACTGATTAACCCACTACCACCTGATTATGTATGTCGGAAAGGTATAGCTTTCCAAGCTACCGAGTATGGCAGTAATATTTATTTAAAAACAGGTCAAGCATGTATTGACACAACCTTTGGGGAGGAAATGAAATGATGTTTTTAGATTTAAAAAACGAAGACCATGCAAATGTATTTAACAAGGTATGTTCAGGGGAAATAACCGAG